AGGACCCACTTCCTTGAACAGAAGTTCCGGAAGCATCTACGTTTACGGTGATCATATTGTTTGTTGTACCGCCTCCACCAATTGCATTGTTAGGAATTATAGTACCAGCGGTTTTTGGTACAAACAATTCTGGCCCACGTTCTCCAACAACTGAAACCTTACCGACAGGTGGTTGACCACCATTTGCAAAAAGTCCACCAATCAAACCACCCAAAAATCCAGCAAAACCTTTTCTTTCTCCTCCTCTTGCACTAGAACTAAAATTACTACCAAAATTCCCTAATAAATTATCTAACTGATTATCAATAATTTTATCTCTAATTTTATTTAATACATTTGTCATTGCCTGTCCAAATGATTGTGCGCCAGTAATAGCATCCCTTAAATTATTTTTAATACTGCCTTCTATTTCTTCGCCGATATCTTTAAATTTTTGTTTTAATTCTTCTGCCTTTTTTTTACTTTTATCTAATTCTTCATTCTTTTTCTTAAGTTCATCTATAGTTTTTGTTAAACCTATAAGTTGCTTTGCATCTTCACCAGTATATTCTTTTTTAATTTCATTTATCTGGTCTTCTAGAGTTATCTGTTCTTCTTTTTTTCCTGAAAGTTTATTTTGTAAAGTAGTAATTTGTTTTAATGCTGCAATAGTTTTATCATTAAATTTTTTGTTTTTAGCTAAATCTTCATTTCTTTTTGCCTCTGCATCTAAAATTATTTTTTTATCTTTAAGTAAATCAATTTCTCTTTCAAGTCTTTTAGCTGTGGCCTTATCATTTCGACTAGTACCAAGTTGAGAAAGTTGAAATTCTTTATTGGTTATAGCAAGATCATTTAACGCTTTTTCTGTCTTATCAGCAGTTTCAATTATACCTTTCAAATTGTTATCAAAATCTTTTGCTGCTTTTGCACTTGCTTCTGTAGCATTTTTATTATCAATAAATTTTGCTGCTAATGTGCCTAAAACAACAACTGCCGCACCAATACCAGTTTTTACAAGAGCTACTTTTAAAAGATTTAGAGCGATTGCTGCTTTTGTTATTCCACCAGCAGCTAAAAAAGATGAAGCAGCAAGACCTTTTAGACCAGTAGATGCCAATATTGAATTAGCTGCATTAACCTGTAATGTTGTTGACATTGCTGCAAATTGTCCAATAAGTATAGGTGTAATAACAGTTACGCTTTTAATTGCAACGGCAATACCAGTAAAAGTAAGAGAAACTTTACCAGCCCCAGAATTTATAAAATCTGTAATTCTTCTAGTAATTTCTGTAATTCCTCTTATGACAGGTAAAATAGCAGGGGCTAAAGCATCACCAAATGCTCTTGATAAATTTTCTGTTTCGTTTGATAAGTTTTTAAATACCTGTGTTGGGTCATTTTTTAATAATTTTGCTAAAGACTTGCCTCCTTCATTTTCAATTTTTTTCAATGCTCTTATAACAACAGCACTGGTTATTTTTCCTTCACTACTAAATTTCTTAAGTTCTCCTACAGTCGTCCCAAGTTCGTCTGCAACTGGCTTTAGAATTGTCGGTATTTGTTCAGATATACTTCTAAATTCATCTCCTTGTAATCGTCCAGAACCTAACGCTTGTGCTAACTGTCTAAATGCATTTGATGATTCTATTGCAGATGCACCAGCTAACTTAGCAGCAGTATTAAATCCAAAAAATGTTGTTTTTATATCATCAACAGAAACACCTAGAGGCTGTAATCTCGCTGTTATATCAGTAATTCCTTCAAGAGCTTCAGTTGCACTCAACCCAAAACTTTTTTGTGCTTGTGCCGCTAATTCCTGTGACTTTGCAAAAGTCCCAGATGCTTTCGTTAATAAACCTAGCCTGACATTTAATTTTTCAAAATTTGCTGATGTCTTTATTGCATTTCTGGCTAAAAGAGTAAGACCTATTCCACCAATAGCAGTTCTAAGACCACCAAAAGCAGACTGTAACTTATTTGTTTGAGATTGTACTCCGTTTAATGCCCTAGTAGCACCACTGGCATCAACTTTAAGTCTTACTACTGCCTCTGCCACAGATAAAAAAAGCCTTTATTATATATTACCTTGAATTGTGTTTTTGTCGTTGTGCTGCCCTTTTTTCTTCGTCAAATTTGTTTTCATAATATCCAGCCCAGTATATTAATTCTTCCTGAGTAATCAATTTTCTTAATTCCTGTAATGTCTTGCCTAATTCTGTCGCGAGAAAAAACTCAAAATTTAGCCAGTTATCCCGCTTTAATCGTTTTTTGCTGAATCTATATCAAGTTTTATATCAAACAAAAATAATTCTATTTCGTTTAAAATGTTTTCTGGAAGTTCTCTTTGCAAATTTGGTGCGTCTGCGAGTGCAAAAGCTTTTGTTCCATCTTCAAGCTCTGCCATTTGACAAAGTAATTGAGTCGAAATAGTTAAAGCTTCATCAGTACCAGCAACGCTTTGCGCTCTTTGCCTATCAAATCTTGTTAACGGCCTAAAATATAAATCAACAACTTTTTCACCTTTAGAATTTTTAAATTGATATTTTCTTCTGGCTGTCATCTGATCTTTAAATGATTCAGTTAACAGGTCAATCGTTCTTTTGTTTGGCATAAATTAAGTGCAAAGTATCTTAAATTTACTATATATCTGAAGTAATTGCACCTGAAGTCTGGAATGTAATATTTATTTCTTGAATTTCACCAAGTGTTGCACCATATTCTGCATTTGTAATAATTCCAGAAAAACCAAACTTTTTTGAACTTGCTGCATTATCGGGAAACAATTCAAACAATGCTCCAGCGTCATCATTTGTTGTTAATATATCTTCAACAAAAGAAAGATAATCTGAGTTGCCAGCATTATCATAAATAAGGGTTGCTGAACCCTCTCCAGAAATAAGACCACCTATAAAGGTTTTTGATGTGTTTGTCATTACTGTGGTTTCTAGCGTATCTTTGGTAATAGATAAAGACCATGATCTTAAACCACCAATATCAGCTTCTGTACCACCAGCAGTATTGTGAAACATTATTTTACCAACATCACCTTTTAAAGCAGCCATAACAAAAAGAAAGTATTTATTTTATATTAACCTTTTTTTGCCTTTTTTACATCTTTTTTAGATTTTTCTTGATTCTCCATATATCTTTTGCAATTAGGGTCCCATAATTGAGAATCTCTTACACCCTTGACAGCTTCGATAGCGTCAAGCATTTCTTCAGTGATTTCAAGTTTTGGCATGATTAAAGTTCCTCATATATTTCAAATGTTACTCTAATTTGAGTTTGAAATTTACCTTCTGGACTAGATGCTAAAACTTCAGGCCCAACTGGTGAATCAAAAATAACATTTGAAACTGTAATATTATTGTAGAGATCACGCAACCTTTTGCCAATCACATAGTTAGACCCTGGACCTATTCCCTCTTCTGTAAATATATTTATTAAAAGTAAACCGACAACACTGTTTGTAGAATTAGCAGAACCTCCCATTGTTAAATAACTACCAGACCCGAAACTTGTCTGACATTGAACAAAAGTATCTTCTGTTGTTGAATCAAAAGCCATGTTGTTAAATATGACAGGAATAACTGGACTTGATGCAAGCTCTGTTGCAAGCCTAGCCTCTATTGTGGATCTAACTGTATTTAAATCAACTGCTGCCATTAGATACCCCTCCTTAGTTGTTGCATGACATATTGCTCAAGTTCCTTACCAATAAGTTCTGGAAAGCCAGCAACAGTGTTTTGTCTTGTTCTATATCTGCCACCCCATGATGGTGGTAGGTTTACACCAAAGCAAACAGGTTCTGCGTAGGGTAAATTATTTGTTACTTCCCCTTGAAATTTTCTAATTTTTGTTTGCCATGCTTCGCGGAGTGATCCACCAGCTCCATGCTCTAATAAAGCTTTTTTAAAAGGAACAACTTGACCATTTGGTAATGTAAAAAAATCAGGTATAGAATCTAAATCAGGATAATTGTCCAAAGAAAAAACTGGCGTAGCTTTTTTTACTCTTCTAGTCCACTCAAGTGTTGTCGCCTGTACAAGATCAACAACTAATTCTTCAAAAAAATCATCAATCTCAGTAAGTTTTATTTGTCTTGCCATAATTACCTCAAAATTAAATCAAAACTTATTGCTGTATTATTTTGCTCATTTGTAATCACCTGGATAATTTTAAATTCAACACTACTTATAACAACTCTATCTTTTGTTGTTGGTACAAACGATAAATCCCCTGCTGATATTGTCAGCCTTTTATCCTGTGACTCAATCAGATCATTTACCTCAGACCTGTTTACATTTGTTAACGCACCTTTGACGGTAGTATCAGATGTAGATTCTGTTATTGCTCCTGTGGTGGTATTGTATGACCCTGCTGTAACTCTCCTGATAGTCACATCACCACCAAGTTTACTAAGTGTCTTTGATGCTGCTTTTTTT